TCCTAAAGATAAGATAGAAATTATAGAACCTGCGGAAGGTACAAGTCCAATAGAAGTTCTTAAAAAACTTTTAGAGAAACATATATACGGGCCTCAGGCAACAAGTTACATGTCTTTTGAAAGTGGTAGACCTTTAGTTGAAGAAAAATTTGCATGGTTTGTATTTGATAAATTTTTTGACAAATTAAAAAATGAAGAGTGGAAGTATGATGCACAGAAAACATCTTATATGATATCTAATGAACTATTTGATATCAATTCAGAAACAGATGAAGATAAGAAAGCTTTCTTTGGTAAACAGAAAAGATTTCCAGGTCAAGATGATGATGGAAAATATTTTAAACCAATAAGAGTTGCAAAAATACCTTTATTTATTTTTGATAAACCTGAAGAAGTAAAAGAAACTATTAAAATAGAAAGGGAAGATCAAATAGTATGATTTATAAATACTATGGTCCACCAGGTACAGGTAAGACATATCGTTTAATATCTAGAGCTAAGGCATACATTAGAATTGGTACACCTTTAGATAAAATAGGTTATTTTGCATTTACTAAAAAAGCTGCAGGTGAAGCAAAAGAGAGAATGTCACCAGTATCACCTAGAAGACTGAGTTACTTTAGAACATTACATTCATTAGGTTTTGATTGTTTAGATAATATAAATCAAGATAATGTAATGCAGCCTTACCATTACGAAGATTTTGGTAAAAAAGTAAATCTACAAGTTAAATATTACGATAGATATAACAGTGATGAATCTTTTTATCTTGGTTTTGACAATCCATATTTTCAGATAATACATAAAGCAGTTAACAGGTGTGTAAGTTTAAGAGAACAATTTGATTTAGAAGAACACGATACAAAAAATGTAAATTGGAAAACTTTAAAACACATACATGATAATTTACTGGTATATAAAGATAAGAAAAACCTTTTTGATTTCAATGACATGATTAAAATGTTAGTTGATAGGTCAGATAAAATTCCAAATTTTGATGTGGTATTTATTGACGAGGCTCAAGATTTGTCTCCTCTACAATGGAAACTATATGATATTTTAAAAGCTAAAACTAAGGACATATATTTAGCCGGTGATGATGATCAAGCTATTTTTGAATGGGCGGGAGCAGATGTTAAAAGATTTATACAAGAACCCGCAAAAGAAAGAGTTTTAAATAGATCTAAAAGAATATCTAAAGCAGTGCAGGCACAATCAACAATACCAATAAGTAATATAGTGGGTATAAGAAAATTAAAAAAATATTATCCAAGAAATGAAAAAGGTATATGTGAAGACATATATAATTTAGATGAGATAGATTTAACAAAAAATAAATGGTTTATATTAACTAGAACAGTATCAAAGCTTTTAAAAATACATAAAATGCTTATTGATAAAGGTCTATATTTTGAAAGTAATAGAGGTAAAAGTATAAAAATTAGAATGTATACTGCCATGAATAATTACAATGCATGGTGTAAAGGTAAAGAATTAGCGGAAGAAGAGATAAAAGATATAAAAGATTTTACTGGAGAATATAAATGGAAACCAGACCAGAACTGGTTTCAAGCTTTTAAATTAGCTGAAGATGATGACAAAGAATATCTATTGCATTTATTAGAGAACAAAGAAAATTTAGAAAAGCCTGCAAGAATATGGTTATCTACTGTTCATGCTATTAAAGGGGGAGAACAGGATAATGTAATTCTATGTTTAGATATGGGTGATAAAATAATTAAATCTATTAATCAAAATCAAAATAAAAAAGATGAAGAACATAGAGTTTGGTATGTGGGAACTACAAGAGCACGTAACAATTTATATAAACTAAAACTAGATAAAAATAGAAAGGGGTATCAATTATGAGGATAATAACGTCCGACATATTAATAACAATAACATTAACATTTTTCGTAATTAACATAATGGAGGTATTAAAATGAAAATAATAGAAATAAAAAAAGAAAAAAAAGAATATTTTATTGTTTATAAAAAAAATAATGAAATATTTACATTTAATGGTAGTTCAGAAGAAGTTTTAAAAGAACTTGAAAGAGGTAGCAATGACACATAAAGATATATTTAACGATTCTTTTCCACAAGATAAACAAATTGGAGGATCACATTATAAGAAATTTAATATTCAGCCTTATGAATTTATTTCTAAAAACGACCTTTCTTTTTTTCAGGGGAATGTTATAAAGTATGTGTGTCGCTATAAAGACAAAGCGGGAATACAAGACCTTGAGAAAATAATTCATTATTGTGAATTACAAATTAAAACAATGAAAGACTTAAAGAAAAAATGATTACAGTCCAAACAGAATGGGTAATGCCTAATGAGTATCCTGATCTTCGAGGAGCAGATGAGATTGCGATTGACTTAGAGACAAGAGATCCAGATTTAAAGAGTAAGGGTTCAGGGGCCATTATAGGTAATGGTGAAGTTGTAGGTATTGCTGTGGCTGTAGATGGCTACAAAGGATACTTTCCAATAGCACATGAGATTGGACCAAACTTAGATCGTAAGAAAACTTTAGAATGGTTTAAAGATATTTGTGAATCACCGGCTACAAAAATATTTCATAATGCAATGTATGATGTATCTTGGATTAGAAATTTAGGTATAAAAATCAATGGTTTAATCGTAGATACCATGATTGCAGCGTCATTAATTGATGAGAACAGATTTTCATTTACACTTAATACTTTATCTTGGCATCATTTAAGTGAAGGTAAGAATGAAACAAAATTAAATGAAGCAGCTAAAGAAAGAGGATTAGATCCTAAAGCTGAAATGTGGAGAATGCCTGCAATGGAAGTTGGAGCATATGGTGAAAAAGATGCTGAACTAACTTTTAAACTTTGGCAGAAATTAAAAAAAGTAATTATTGAAGATGATCTTCAGGATATATTTAATTTAGAAACTGATCTTTTCCCTTGCCTAGTCGACATGCGTTTTTTAGGAGTAAGAGTAGACGTTCAAAAAGCTCATACGTTGAAGACAGCATTAAGAATAAAAGAAGAAAACTTGTTGCAACAAATAAAAATAGAAACAGGAATAGATATTCAATTAATGGCAGCAAGAAGTATTGCTCCACTTTTTGATAAATTAAATTTAACATATTCTAAAACACCTACGGGTGAACCATCTTTTACTAAAGGTTTCTTGAATGAACATAAAAATCCTGTAGTTAATATGATAGCAGAAGCAAGAAAAATAAACAAGGTTAGAACTACATTTATTGATTCAATCATTAAACATGAACATAATGGTAGAATACATGCAGATATAAATCAAATACGTTCAGATCAAGGTGGAACAGTTACTGGAAGATTTAGTTATTCTAATCCTAACCTACAGCAAATACCCGCCAGGGATCCGGAAACAGGGCCCTTAATTAGATCTTTATTTATACCTGAGGAAGGTTGTAAGTGGGGTACATTTGATTACTCGCAACAGGAACCAAGATTAGTTGCACACTATGCATTAAAATTTTCTTTACCTTCAGTAAATTCAATTGCAGATTCATATGAAAATGATCCTTCAACAGACTTTCACAAAATTGTGGCAGAGATGGCATCTATTCCAAGAAGTCAAGCTAAGACAATTAATTTAGGTTTGTTCTATGGAATGGGTAAAACTAAATTAATGGAACAGTTAGGTGTTAGTAAAGAAAAGTCTGAAGAACTATTTACACAATATCATGATAAGGCACCTTTTGTTAAACAACTTATGAACAAAGTAATGTCAGCAGCACAAAACAGAGCACAAATTAGAACTCTTTTAAATAGAAAATGTCGTTTTCCAAAGTATGAACCTGTATTAAGAGGAGCAGATTGGGGAACATATGTACCGGCTGAAGAACATGAAAGAATGTTGGAATTAAAAGAAATGGGACCAATATTAAAAGATTTTGAAGGTAATGTTATTAAAGATAAAGATGGTAAACCAAAAAAGAATTATTGGCATAATAATTCAACAAGAAGAGCATTTACTTACAAAGCTTTAAATAAATTAATTCAAGGTAGTGCTGCAGATATGACTAAAAAAGCAATGATTGACCTGTATAAAGAAGGTCATTTAGCTCATATACAAATCCATGATGAACTTGATTTTTCTATTGAATCAGAATCACAAGCTGCTAAAATAAAACAAATAATGGAACAAACTGTAGATTTAGAAGTTCCAAACAAAGTTGATTATGAGTCTGGACCTAACTGGGGAGAGATCAAATAATGGAGATAAAATGTTCGAAAAATACAAAAACAAGTTTATGGTATGGCAATTACATAACAGAACTGAAATTATAATAGCTGGAGTATCTTTTATACTTGGCGCAATAATATTTTAATTACATGATGGTAAAGTGCAAAACATGTGGCCATGGGTGTCATTGCAGTGAAGATAAAATAGACTCGGAACACTACACACCTTTAATGGATTTATGTGAGTGTAAAAAATGTCAACATGAAGTAAAAGAAATTGAATATGAGGAGTGTTTATCATGTCAATAATGGAGTGTGCCCGGATGGAACCAGATATTAATTACAAATTTACAGCTTTATTAATTGTGGCTATTTGTATTTTAGCATTATTTGGTGGACCTACTAGGTGAGTAGAAAAACCAATACAATGTTAATTGGATTGTTGGGTACAATCTTAATGGGACTTGCTACATGGACTTTGATTACACTTATAGAACTTCAGTTAATGGTAACTATGATTCAACAAGACTTATTCAGTATTGACAAACAATTTGGAAGAGTTTACAGTTTCATCGATTCTGTTAGAAGTAAATAATGAACCTTTCTAAAAATTTTACGCTTCAAGAACTGACCAAGTCAGACACTGCTGTCCGTAAGGGCATAGATAATAATCCAAACTCAGATCAAATAGCAAAACTACAATTGCTTTGTGAAAATATTTTACAACCCGTCAGAGATCATTTTGGTCCTGTAATGGTGACATCAGGCTACAGGTCTCCGGAATTATCTGTTTTAATAGGTAGTTCAGTTAACAGTCAACACTGTGATGCTGAGGCCGTTGATTTTGAATGTCCAGGTGTAGATAATGCTGAGCTCTGTGATTGGATCTATAAAAATTTAGACTATGATCAAATGATTTTAGAATATTATAAGCCTGGAGAACCCAATTCTGGATGGTGCCATTGCTCATATATCGTTGATAAACCTAGAAAACAGTTCTTACTTGCATATCGAGATGAGAATGGTAAAACAAAATATAAACCAATACTTGGAAAAGCGAAGGACTTAGTTTAAAAATTATGAAAGTAAAAAAAAAAACTTTAATGGAAACCATAATGCTTAGCAATCAAATTGATACTGTGATGGGAACATGTTCTGAATGTGAAGAAGATACTGTATTAGTAGCTATCGTATCTGATTATTATAGATGTACTAATTGTGGTTTTGATAATAGACAACATGTTAATGGTAAAATTAGTTATTTAAAATTAACTGAATCTGATAAAACATATTTAAGAAAAGCAGCAAAATTAGATAATGGCAAAGAAATTTAAATAATGGATAAGAAAAAAATTTTAGAAAAACATAGCAAAAATCATAGTGCTAAACACATGAAACAAATGAAAGCTGATATGAAAAAAGGTGATTCATTTACAAAAGCTCACAAGAAGGCTCTTAAAAAAGTTGGTAAGTAGTGGCTAAAAAATTTAAAGAACATCACGAACGAGATAAGCCTAAAAAAAGAGGACCTCGACAACATAAGAAATCTTTGAATAAGGATGAAAAACGTCAAAAACGGACTAAACGTTACAAGGGTCAAGGTAAAGGCTAAAAGAATCAGGCCTCAGGCTTCAGGGGTTGTTCTACTTTCTCACAAGAAAATCTAGGATATAATTCTGCAATATTAATAATTTCAGTATTAAATAAATCACTATCAAATAATATACTATAAGACTCACCTAACCCTTTTTGAACACATTCATAATGGGTATCATAAAATCTATCATAATCATGCTTATCCACAGGTGTTTCTGCGCATTGTTGCGACACAACTGAACATATATATATTGTTAAAAAAAACTTCATTGACATCCTTGTAAAAAAATATAATAATCCTATATAATTATTTATAATAAAGAAAGAATAACATAATTGATAATATAACAAAAGGAATTTATGAAAGATTATAGAATTAAAATAACAATTAGAAATGATAGATTATTATCTGCTATTGAAGGAATGGGCCATTCATCCGTTATGTCTTTTTGTAAAAAATATAGTTTACCTTATGTTCAAACAGCTGGAACAGTAAGTGGTAAAATACCTCCTTTAAAAGATGACGGAGATTTAACAAAAATTTGTGAGAATTTATTATCTATATTGGGATTAGATAAAGAAGAAGCTTTTACTGAAAGACAAATGGAAGGTTTTAGTAGAACTTCTTTTGAAACCAAAATGGAAGAAAAACAATTAATAAAATTAATTGATCCAGTTAAAAATTTAGAGATTAGAGCAATTGAATCTGATGTATCTTCTAAAATAACTGAAATCATGTCAAATTGTTTATCCCCTAGAGAAGAAAAGGTTATTAGAATGCGTTATGGAATAAATCCAGAAAAACATTGTTATACTCTTGAGGAAATAGCTTTAAAATTTCAAGTAACTAGAGAAAGGATTAGACAAATAGAAACTAGATCTTTAAATAAATTTAGAAATATTAAAAATTCTAGAGATTTATTAAACACTGGTTTTTATGAAACTTTTACTTCAGTAAATATAAAACCGGAACAGATAGTTGAAGCTGATTTTTTTGGAAATGTAGAATTAGAAGAAAAAAAGAAAAAAATTGATTACAGAAATCAAATGAGTAAATTTATGAATAAAAATTATAATGAACTATGTAACAAAATAGATAAAGAATCTGTTTTTAGTTCTAATAAAAAAGTGCAAATACATAAATGGATTAGATATGTAATAAATAAAAATTCTAGAATGGAAGAAAAATATTTTTTAAATTTTTTAGGGGGTACTGAAGTGTATGCTTATAACTGGATGTATTATCAAGTTAAAGACATTAGAAAACAACTTAAAAAAACTAAAGGTGAAATATATGAAAGAGCTGAAAGAGTTATGAATAAATTACGAAATAGAAGTTATGTTTATTTATCTCCAAATAAATATGTATCAACATATTCAAAATTTATAGAAAATAAATTTGTATATTATAAATAACAATGAAACTAAGAAATATAACAATAAACAACAAAAAGGAAAAAACAATGACCGACATAAGTAAATATAAATCTGTTGCTCTCTCTCATGAGGCGTGTAACAAACTAGACAAGATAAGAAAGATAATTGTTCCAGAAATACATGTTTCTAGAGCAAAAACATTAGATATACTAATCAATGAGAAAGTGAGAAAATTAAATGGCAGACTTAGATCAAAGAACGCTTAACGAATACGATACATTTAATCCAGTAAGAAATTTATGGAGGAATGTTTTAATAGTTGCAATTGAAGATGTAGTTAAAAAAACTACAGTTGCAGCCAGGTTTAAAAACTATTATTCCCATGCTCAACAAACTGCATTGGAATATTTTACAATACCTAACCAAGACTTTTATGACGTTTGTCAATTTGCAGAAATTAATCATACGCAAGTGAGAAAAAATGTTTTAAAAAAAGTTAAACAAATACAATTGAAAGAAGGATTAAATGGAAAAAGTTATATGTCCGTATTGCAAGGGCAACGGGTACAGGCGAACGCTTGTTGAAGAGGGTAGAGAAGAAATAATTATTGATTGTAAAACATGTAAAAATCAAGGAGAAATAATGTTAGATAGAGAAAGATTAGAATCAATTTTAAATAACAATAATACAAGTGTAAATACTGAACGATTAATTTTAGATTCTAAATTGGTTAAAGAATTAAACGGTATTATTAAAAAATTAAATGATGAAGTTGATATGTTAGCTAAACAAAAAATGTATCTACAATCTAAATTAAGAGAGAAGGATCAAAATGATACGAGGAGATAGCACTGATTATGATCTATTAGAAAAATGGGCTAAAGACTTTGATTGCAAGGGTTATAAAACTTGTGAGATTGGAGTTAGAGAAGGTTTAGGTTCTAAAATTATAATGGACAATGTTAAGAATGCTTATCTTCATGTTGGAGTTGATCCTTATAATAATTTAAAATATCAACATTATGATGATAGTCCGGCCTACACTGCAGACTATACTGATGCAATGAGAGACCAACTTTTAAAAGATATGGAACCTTATACTAAAGTTGGAAAATTTACCCTAGTTAATATGACTGATACTGAATTTATGAATGAATCTAAACATATGCATTCTAAGTTTTGTTTTGTTCATTTTGATGGTCCACACATGACAAAAGATGTTATCAATGAAGCAATATGGTTTGCAAACAGAGCAGCACCCCATACTCGTTTTGTATTTGATGACATTAAAACATATCGTATGGATCTAATTGCTAACCTACTATCTCATTACGGTTTTAAAACCATTGAAATGGGAGATAACAAATGTTTACTAGAAAGGAACATAACATGAACAATACAAAAAACTGTAGAAGATGTGATACCGTAAAACCTTTATCTGAATTTAATTTAGATAATAAACAAAAAGATAAAAAACAATATTTTTGCAAAATATGTAATAGGGAAATAAATAAAAATTGGCATTTAAATCCTTACAATCATGAAAAAAGAAAAATAAAATGGGGTCAAAATAGAAAAAAATATTTAGCAAATAATGTTTGGGCACAGATTGCTCAAAATATTAGATTGCGTAATCGCGATATTGTGAAACGAATTGATTCCGTTAAAGATAAAACAGTTCAAAAATGGTTAGGGATTAATCGTCAAGGATTTAAACAATATATGGAAAATTTATTTAAACCTGGAATGACTTGGGAAAATCATGGTGAATGGCATTTAGATCATAAAAAATCATTAGATAAATATAAAGATATTTTAATAGATGAAACATGCATAGATGAAGCTAATCATTATACTAACATTCAACCTATGTGGGCTGAGGATAATAGTAAAAAATATAATAAATGATCAATAAAACATGTCCAACATGCAAAAAAGAAAAACTTACTTCTGAGTTTTATGCTCATCCAGCTAATAAAGATGGATTGCAATACATGTGCAAAATTTGTCATGGAATAAATTCAGCGGAATGGAAAAAAAATAATAAAGAAAGAGTTGATAATAAATCTCATTTTTATAAAAATTCTGAAAGTGGTTTTATAAGAAATACTATTGCAACTGTTTTTAAAAATAAAAGAGGTAGAGTAGTTAAAATAACTAGACCTGAAATTTGGCAAGAGTTGTTATTACATGTGGAGAGAAAAAAATTAGAGTTTGTTGGTACTGATGGAAGATTATGTGATTATTGTGATCAACCTTGGACCTACATCAGGCGGCACGCCAGTGTGGATAAAAAAAATTACGTAAAGAATC